GTATTCAGATTCAGTTTAGGAAGTTCAACATAAACATTCTCATAAGAAGAAGTGTTTACAAGATCCCTAATCGCTTCCTCAAGACTATCAGCGGTACGGACTTCGGGTTCAGAGGTCTCTCCACCTTGATTGGTTTGTTCCATAGTGGGTTGATCCATCTTATCCTCTGACTGACCCTCAGAGGACGCCTGACCACCATCTCCAGATGTTTCCAGTTCATCCTCTGCAGATTGATTCTGATATTCTGGAGTAGGTTCTGACCCACCTCCAAAATTATGTTCAACATTATCCAGAGAACTAATCTTAGTTTCTTGTTTCTGTTCTTTCTTACAATATTCGTAGAGTTTTACAGCGGCTTCAATCGCTTCATCAAAAGTTTCTGCATCACCAATCATTTCAACGATCTCCAGTTCCTCTGGATTGAACTGAAGTTCAAGATAGTTTCCAATCTTGAAATATAGATTGACACGATCAGCCAGATTAAAAGTAGAAAGATCTTCGTCTTTTACTTGAAAGAAATCGTCATCATGCAGCTCCCGATAACCTGCATAGAAACACTTGTTCATTCCACCATAACGACGCTTCATCAGTTTCTCAATCCGAGCGTCTTCAGTCACATTCACGAATTGTTGAGGAATGGAGAACTTCACACTCCAATCTTCATTAGGAGTATAGAGTGCATGACCTACTTCATGGCCCACAAGCATATCATAGACTGCGTTAGAAGCCTTCTCCCACATTGGAAGAATCAGAACACGAGTATCCACATTGAAGGATGCAGTGGGAACATTCTTGTGTTCCACCACCAGATCTTCAGTTGCGAGGAGACGGGCGAGATGACCTTTGACTTCGTGGTTAACAGGCATGGATTTCGTTTCGTATGCAGCCATAATACGAAGAAACCGCCCCATTGGAGCGGTTCATGTGACGCTTTTTGAACTGGGCCAGTCGTGCTTTTGCCTGGCGCAGTGCTTGCGGTTTAAGTTTTCGTTTCTGGGGTTTCCCAGAGTTGTGTTGCCAGTTTGGTGTGGTCATGACACTAGTTTACTGAACCCTTTTACTTTATCAAATTTCATCACCCTGTCAAATTTGTCCATGAGATCGTCGGTCTTGTGTGAGATAACGAACACATGAGCGTCCTGAATTACATAACGAACAATATTTGTGAAGAAGTCTGTTCCTGCACCATCCAAAGAACTATCAAAGATTTCATCTAAGATGAGAAGATTTGTACTGGCCGAGTTTCTAAGTTTGGCAATGTCCCGCCAGGTAAACAAAAGAGAAAGGTCAATACGCATCTTCTCACCTTCACTAAATGACTCATAACTAAAATCTTCATGAACTGGTGACTTGATAACCTCCTTAAACTCCTCATCCAATGTGAAGTTGATGTAAAAATCCATCATCTGTAAATACTTGTTTATCTGCTGATTCATAAGAGGCAGATACTTTTTGATGATCTTGGACTTTACTCCACCATCTTTCATCAATGAATGAGCGAACTCGTAATAATTAACTTGTTCCTTTTCTGCAGATCTTTCTTTTTCTAATGTTTCAAGATCTTGTATTAAGTTTTCAAGGGCTTGACGTTCAGTATTTCGATTTTGAATTTGTTCGGTAATTTCTTGAATTTCATGTCCAAGATTTCGGATTTGTTTGTTAAGCCCAGTAATTTTAACATTGTTGTGGGAAATGTCATTGTTGAGTCTGTTGATCTCCGTAGAATAAGATAAAAATTGTTTGTCTTTTTCCTGTTCTACATTGATTGCATCCTCCAACTCTCGGTATCCGTCATTGAGTTCTTTGGATTTCTCCTCGATATCGGCAATCTTATTTAAGCGAAATTCATTTTCAATACTTTGAGTGCATGTGGGGCAAACCGAATTTTCTTGGAAAAACTTATGATCAGATACTAAAAGTTGTATCTTTTGTTCCAGTTTTGCCTTGATGGTACTGAGTTTTTTCAGAGTTGAGTTAGTATTGTTAAGTTCTTCTAACTTTGGTTGAAGTTCCGTTTCAATCATGACCAAAGTAGATTCATTATCAGTATTCAATTCATCAATTTCATTTTCAATGGTTTGAATACTATCTCTCTTTTTCTGAATACGATCCTTTCCACTCTTATCAAGATCCTTAATAAAACTTTCTTGCATCTCAATTTTATCTTCAATCATATCTTTCTTGATTGAATATTCACGAATGAGTTCATTTGTTCTACGCATCCTATCTTTTAGGATGTTGTTCATCGTAGAAAAAATCTTAATATCAAGAAGATCTTCCACAATCTCTCTACGATTAGAAGAGGTCAACTGCATGAATGGAACAAATGTAGCCGATCCCAGAATGACCGTCTGAGTAAATGACTTATAGTTAAGTTTCAGAATACCTTCTTCAAGTTTCTTTTGTTGATCTTGGGCTGCAGAATCTTGGTCCTGAACTTTACCATCAATCCATATCTCAAAAATATTTGGTTTGATACCTCGGACAACTTTATACTCCTTATTTCCGATAGAGAATTCAATCTCCACCAGACAATCTTTCTCATTAACAGAATTAATGAGTTGAGGTTTGTTGATTTTTCGGAATGGTTTGTTATACAAAACAAAGGTAAGAGCATCCAAAATCGTACTCTTACCGGAACCATTAGTACCGACAATCAAATTTGTCTTAGCGTCTTGAAAATCTACTTCTGTAAACTGATTTCCAGTAGAAAGAAAATTACGCCACTTAATCGTTTTGAACAATATCATATTTTCTAGGAGGAATCACAAAGTCATCAGGGGTAATGATAGCGTATTTGTAATTATACTGGTGACACGCTTTAATTGCAAGTTCTGGATCTACTTCAACTACTTCCATTTCAGGATGATCGTCAGCCTCTAAAAGACCGGCAAATCTCTCTGCGTCGTCTTCATCCTGAAAAAAGTATAATGTTTTTTCGCCATAGTCATTCGAAACGGCATAAGCACCGTCTTCATCTCCATATGGCGTGATCATGTACATACTTATTCTATTTCGCAAGCTTCTTGATAGACCTCTCGCAAAAGTTTTTTGACCTTTTCTTTATCTAGATCAAAATCAGAGTCCTCAACATATTTATTTAAAATGGTGATCGTATCCTCAATCTTTTCCTGATCAAAGTCAACATCATCATCATTGACTTCGAAGTTTTCAACAATCTTAATGTCTACAACTCCAGTCTTGTAAATTTTATCTACAAACTTTTCGAATGCCAGTTGATCGGACTTTTTGCGGACAACAATCTTTACAATCTTATCTTTACAGGATGTTGTATTAAATAATTTTGAATTCTGATCTTCATAATAAATCCTTTCAAACATATTATAAGGATTCTGAACGAACTCCAATTCAAAAGTCTCAGTATCAAAGAAGTTGAAACCTCGTTTATCATCAACATCATTCCAGTAAAGTTGATAGGAATTTCCAAGATAAAATACTTTACCATTATTAGAACGAGTGTGATAGTGTCCAGAACAGACGATTCTGAACTTATCAAAAACATTTACATCCATTCCATGTTGTTGGACATTTCCAGGATATACACTGAATCCATTCAGTTCTAGATGTCCAAATGCGGCTTTCGCTTTGGTTTTTGACATCTTCTCTAAAGTTTCATCACGATTCTCAGGAGAAATCCAAGGAATCATAAATGTGTCAAGTCCTGCAACTTCATATTCCCCAGGACTTGAGATAGGTACAATGTTGTCATACTCTCTTAGCAGGGACTCAATCGAGTTGACTTCATTGGTATTTTTATAATATGCGTCATGATTTCCTACAATTTGGTATACTGTAATACCTAGATCGCGGAACTTATCATAAACATTTTCTTTGGCCCAGTTTAGACACCAAAAATCAATAGACTTACGACTATCAAATGCATCACCTAAGTGAATACAATGTTTAATATTTCTTTTCTCTAGTTCAGGAAAAAATACATTCTCATAAAACTTCTTAAAGTAATCATGAAATGTTTTACTTCCCTTTCTAGCACCATAATGAGTGTCAGTTATACAAGCAATTAAAGTCATTGATACATTTTTGTTTGAATTGCATCTTTAATACTATTATACTCCGCGGCATCAATTCCGTCACCATCTACGGTAAACACTTCATCATATCCAGACCGTTCAATAATTTTAGAACGAATCTCCATCTGTTTTTTCTCTTTTTGAATTCTTCTCAAAAATGCATAGTGAATAATTTGAGTGAAGTACGCAAAAGGATTTGAAGACTTCTCTGGATTAAAGTTGTGAATATACTGAACGCAATTTTCAATTCCATCACAAATCATGTCCTCACGGAACATATAGTTGACAAAATTTGGTTTATACGATAAGTGAGTAGCAATTTTTAGAAAACACTCTCCCAAGTAATTTGTGATACGAGGTTTGGGATCTCCGTTTTCCGCAGCTACCTTAACTTTCCTTTTATACTCGCATATTGCTTCAAGAAATTCTTTATTGTTTACATAATGTTCTGATCTTTTTCTTTTAGGTGCCTGCATTTCATGAGTCCTGCTGTTATTAGATGTTCTTATTATAACAGAATGTTCGGCTATTGACAATACCCAGTAAAAATTGGTACAATTACTCTGTGGAGTTTCAAAGATTAGCTATCTTTAATATCTGATTGGCCTCTATACAACTTTTCAAATCTTTTTCTGGCTTCAGACACTGACGATAAATATCCCATCTCTGCACTCAATGGTGTTTTTGAGTTTTTGTTTTGTTGTTGTTTTATAAATTTGTGATACATATCAATTGTTTCTTGATCACGAACTTCACTGATAGTAAGAACTTTATCAATATCTAGTAAAAATGTATCATCATCAGCAAATTTAAGCCAAGGATCTATTTTATATCCTTGCATACCAATCTGTTTCATGACAATCACTTCGATTGTGACCGGATTGTTTAATATTAACATTGTTTTTTCATCTTCTTCAGACGGACAAACAATAGAAAATATTTCTTCTCCAGAAATTAATTTAATGACCGCATAGAAATCTTCTTCCATCATTCTTTTAAGTTTACCTGGATAAATTCGTAATTGAAATTTTCTTCATTATAAATTTTAACTCTTTCTATTAAGTGATTAAGGGTATAATTTTTTCTTGAATTTTTAGTACAATCGTCAGCAATATCATAGAGAACTGCTTGAGTTTTATTATCGCCTTTTCTCAATACTCTGCCGATTGATTGGAGATTACGGATTCTAGACTTCGAAGGTGAAGCAAAAATAACATTATGTAAATTCTTAATGTTAATTCCTGTACTAAACGTACCATATGAAGCCACAATAATTGCATTTTGTTCTCTTTCTGTAATCTCTCTAACTAACTCTCTTTCTTCTGCATCTACTCCACCATGAACATAAAATACTTTACGTCCATCCTTGACTGAGTTATTTATTGATTCATATAAAGGTTGACCGTGAGATTCAACTCTGGAAAAAAGAATAAGAGTGTTACCTTTCAAATCTAATGCAAGGTTTTTAATGAACTTATTTCGTTTTGGATGTCCAATAATAAATTGAACTTCATCTTCAAAGTTTTCAAATGTTTGAGGATTATGTTTGAGAATAATAATTTTAATTTGAAGTTTGGAAAGATGTCCCTTATCAATTAACTCTTTTGTCTGAGTAACTTTGTAAGACGGACCAAACAAGCCTTCTAATACCCATTTATGTGTTTGAGTGCCATCAAGAGTACCAGTAAAACCAAACCTGTATTTGGTGTTGTCCATTTTAGTCATGATACCGACTAAAGATTTGGATTTGAATTGGTGAGCCTCATCTCCAATGACTACATCAAATGAGTCATAAAAACCTCTAGGGAGCTTGTAAATTGACTGCCAAGTTGTGATGACTACAGGATATTCATTCGTCTTCTCACGACCACTGTAGATGCGGTGGCAGTAGTCCTCTGCGTTCCATCCATAGTCCTGGAAGTCTTTGAACATCTGTTCAACCAGAGACGTTGTAGGGACCACTAGGAGGGTCTTCTGATTTCTTTCTGCAAAGTATCTGACAATTGAATAAATCATCAGTGACTTACCAGAAGCAGTCGGTGAAATTAAAAGTTTGCGATTATATCTGAGTGCATCATAAACTGCATCTACTTGATAATCTCGTGGTTTGTGTTTAGAAATACTAGTCATATAATCTTTGACCCCTTCATAAGAGATCATTTCATTCTCTTCTAACGGAGTTCCATAGAATTTGTTATTCTTAAATTCTATTTGATAGCCCCACTTTTTAGCCCAAGAAACAACTTTATCCAGGAGACCAACATAAATCTCTCCTGTATGTGTCGAGAAAAGACGAATCTTTCCATCCCAATACTTACTCCTGTACTGAGGCATAAATTTTGCACCAGGTACATCAAAGGTAAAGTGTTCTGAAAGTTCTTGATAGATATGTGGTTCTGCTTCTATCTTCAGGAATACTTCATTTTTCTTCGCAATTACAATATCAGTCATATCCTCTAATAAATTTCTGCCACTCAATCGCATTTTTCAGCTGATATGTTCTATTTAATATAGTTTTAAGAATGCTCTCCAGATAATTGAGCATCATTTGATAATACTCAATCTTAGTCTGGCACTTAATTAAGTCTTCATCAGCATCCAAATACTTGTCTAAATCCGGTTTAAGTACCTTATGATCAAAAGGTTTTTCTATATAAACATCTGGTTCTGCTTTACCAGTGTAATACTGCCATTTTTCTTTCTTTAGAATCTTATATTTGTTCTCTTGTGCTTTTTTAAGAGTTAAAATATTATTAAAGATCTTATAATATTTTGCATGAAGACTTGGAATTTTTACGGATTCTGTGTGGAGATTGTCTTCATCAATTTTTGAATCTTCTTCCCAAAGGGTTTGAATTTCATCCAGGTTCATAAGGCATGATTTTATAAAGAACATACTTAAAGGTTACCGTAGCAACCGCATACTGCACATCTGCAGCAGTCGAATCAAATTCAATATCAGACAGGGAAGTTGGAAACATTCCCTGAAATTTTACTAAAGTTGATGGTTGAAAATTACTATTGTAGATAATTAACGTACCATCCGAAACGTTTGGATCTTGTTGTGGATTGTTTGGATCACTTTTTTTCCATTCAGTGTATTCGTAGATACTTTCAGGATAACCAAGTCCCCTCATCCAACTTTGAACTACGTTATAATTTTCTAGATTTTCATCAATGTTAAATGTTAATCTAAAGTCATCAAAAACAAGTTTATCTCCAGGTATTGGAATATCTTTTAAGTAAGTTGGTTGAATTGCAACTCCAAGATTTATACCAGGAACATTAGCTGATTTTGAAAAAAAATCTACTTTCGGGGCCCTTGTAAGAATAAATTTAAATCCTACTGGACTAAGAAAATTTCTATTTGAAATTTGTTTATCAAAAGCGCCTGACATTGTTTTTACTTTTATTTATTTGCAATAAAAAAGGGTCCTTTCGGACCCCTGAATCTGAAGAGTTGTGAAATGGATCACATGAGGTTGGAAACCTTGACTCTTCTGTAGTAACGGTTTGCATTGAGGCGGAGTCTTCCGAGTCCCTGATCGGTTCCTTCTGCAAATGGGTTGGCAACAATACCATAACGGGTCTTGAAGCCAATTTTTGGTTGGAAGGTGTCCTGACCGACGGCACGAACCATCTGGAGAGGAACATATGGGCAGTAGAAGATACCAGCATCATATGCGCTAGAACCCTTATAACCTACAACGTAGTACTGATCAGCAGCAACGTTAGCAGCATATGGGTCAATGTATACACGATACTTACCTTGGAGAACACCAGCGAAGGTGTTACCAGTGTCATCAACGTTAAGGTTAGCGTTGAGTGCAGGGGTGTAATCAAGTACACCGGCCATGGTTAGTGCGGAAGCAACGTCTGCAGAACAGATGATGGTGTTGCCCTTTCCTCTACGAGTTCTTTGTGCGATTGCGTTAGCATCACGCTCGATTTGGAAGAGTAGACCCTTGAACTTCTCAACGGACCAACGACCATTAGAGTCAACGTCAAGGTCGAATACACCAGCAGTAGCGGTGTTAACAGCAGCACCTTGCTCAGCAACCTTATAGATGGTTCTGATAACTTCTCTGTTGATTTCTGCGAGGATCTCAGTGGAGAGAATGTTAGCAAGTTCTGCTTCTGCATTTAGACCATGAATTGCCTTGAGGTCTTGAGCGAGTTCTAGTGAATACTCAGCCTTGAGGGCGCGTGACTTAGCAGTTACGGTTACCTTCTCGATGCTGAATGCCATCTGGTTGAAGGCATTAGCAGCAGCATCTCCAAGAGCTTCTGATTCACCAGTCGCCATACCCTGACCAACGTTGTATGGAGATGGGTTGGTTGTTGCGGTTCCAACTGGATTGAGAACGTTAGGATTGGTTCCATCCTGGTTGGTTGTACCGAAACCAACTAGACCATCGGAGAATCCGCTGGAAAGGTTGCGGCTGTTGTTCTGACCAGAGAAGGTGGTATCTACTTCATCGAAGAAGGTCTCAGTACCAGACTGGTTATCGTAGCGGGAACGCATTGCGAAGATGAGTCCAGTAGGACCACTCATTGGTTGAACGCCACAGATGTCATAAGCGATGAGGTTAGGCATCGAACGACGAATGAGGCTGATTAGAACTGGATCGAAACCAGCAACTGGACCACCAGCAGTAGCACCACCACTAAATCCACCGGTACCGGCAGAGTTAACTGGGGAAGCTTCGCCGAGGAACTCAGCAGACTCACGGAGTTCTCTCTCTTGGTTCTCGAGCATTTGTGCAGTTACTGCACGTCTGTGGGAATCTTTGATTTCTCCTAGACCGTCGAAGTCTAGAACTGGAGCCCACTTCTCCATTAACATTTGTGAATTAATTCCGTCCATTTGTTTTTAATACCTCTGTTAAAAGTGTTGTTGAACTGCGGTTTGAGTATTATCTAAAAATCACTTTTTAGCAACGTTGGAAAGCGCACG